TGTGGTCTGGTTTAGTGAAAACCGAGTTATTAAAGCTGTTATCAATCCAGCAGACACAGGCGAAATGCCGTATTGCGTGTTCAACTGGGAAGGTGATGACACTACGATATTCGGTGTAGGTATTCCGTTCTTAATGCGTTCTAGCCAGAAAGTATTGAATGCTACATGGCGTATGCTCATGGACAACGCAGGGCTATCAGTAGGCCCACAAACTGTGATTAACAGTCAGGTAGTGCGCCCAGCAGATGGCAACTGGCGTCTTACACCGCATAAAGTGTGGGAGTTAACGGACAAAAACGGCAGTGTAAATAACGTGTTTGGATCGTTTGAGATTAACAGTCACATGACTGAGCTAATCGCTTTGTTCCAGTACGCACGACAGATCGCCGATGAAGAGACAGCATTACCCCAGATCGCACAGGGCGAGCAGGGATCAGCGACAGACACAGCAAGTGGTATGTCGATGCTAATGAATAGTGCAAACACCATGCTTCGACGTGTGGTGAAGAACTTTGATGATGACGTAACTCGTCCATTCATCAAGCGGATGTATGACTGGAATATGCAGTTCAATCCGAAAGAAGATGTGAAGGGTGACTTCTGCATTGATGCTCGCGGTACAAGCAGCCTTTTAGTTAAAGAGCAGCAAGCAGTTAACTTAATGAACTTGATGAACATCTCCGCATCACCATTACTAGAACCTTTAACAAACACCGCAGCGTTATACCGCAAAGTGGTGTCATCCATGCAGATTGAAGCCGATGAAATCGTGAAGTCTACCGAAGAGATCGAGCTTGAAACACAGAATATGCAGAAGCAAATGGAAGCGCAACAGCAAGCCATGATGCAAGCCCAGCAAGCACAGCAGCAAGCACCCGCTGGTGATCCACTGGCCCAGCAGAAGCTAGAGTTAGAAGCACAGAAGATGCAGATGGACGCTCAGCTAAAAGGCGCTCAGATCCAAGCACAAGCCCAGAAGCTTCAGCTAGATCAACAGAAGATGGCCTCTGATAGAGAGTTAGATTTGGCCAAGATGGCAGCAGATAAGGGCATTAAAGTCAGCGAGATGCGCACCAAGCTTGGCATCGAGAAGATGAAAGTCCAAAGCAAAGATACGCTGTTTGAGAAAGAACAAGCGTTGAAGATGCGCACAGGCAGCGGTATTTAAATGCTAGTCGATGTGCATTCGTCCACATGGATAAACCTAGCTGAGTGGGCTAATAGTGAAATCGAAGCTAAGCATGAACTGCTTGAGATGACTCGACTGAGCCATGAAGACACGCAGTTCATCCGAGGTGAAATTAGTAGTTTAAAAGCGTTACTGGCCATGCCAACGGATTCGCCGTTGCACATCGCCAGTGGCAATTATGAGTAAACACAGGGCCGCTATTAACTGCCGCCGAGGGTGTAACTAATGAGTACCGAAAAAGTAGATGATTTTGATTCAGCATTTGATGAGTTTTCAACTGAAGATGAAACAACCAGCGCAGAGTTAGCGCCAGAAGACACAGAGTTTGTTGCAGAGACTGAAGAGACCGAAGAGGTTGAAGAGGTTGAAGAGGTTGAAGCAGCAATAGAAGATCCGGAAGAGGCGTCAGACGAAGAAGACATCTGGGCCAATGCCGATGAAGGGCTTAAAAGTGAATACAATAAGCTCCGAGATAACAATGACAAGCTGTCCCACCAAGCGAAAAGTAACGCAGGACGGATTGGCGCACTACAGCGCAAGTTAAACGAATTTCAAGCAACTTCACCTGCCGGCGGTAGTACACCATCCGCAACCGAAGTGGCTGAAGCCATGAAGACCCCCGAAGCTTGGGCGTCTTTTAACGAAGAGTATCCTGACATTCACGACGCGATTGAGTCCCGTCTTGAGGTGGAAAGGAGCCAAAACCAAGCAACAATGGATCGAGCGCTTCAACCTCTGCGAGCAGCGGAAGAAGAGCGTCACGTTAGCAATCAGTACGCCGCCTTAGAGGCCGCTCATACCGATTGGAAAGACGTGGTGAATAGCGAATCTTTTATTGATTGGCTGCAAGAACAACCTAACGCGATACAGCAGTTATCGAATAGTAATGACGCTTTTGAAGCCTCTACGCTGCTCGACTACTACAAGCTAAGTCTGCCAACGGAAGAGATTGCAACAACTTCAACCGTCACAAGTATTCAGCAAAAGCGAGCTAAGCAGTTAGAAGATTCTACTGGGGTTAAATCAAAGCGGGGGCCAGGGGCTACCGGAGTTATCCCACCAGATGATTTTGATACTGCGTTTGAAATGTTTGCTGCTGATAATCGCTAGTTAAATTATTAGGAGGCCATCATGGCTAACACAGAATATGGTGATATTTCACCTCGTACCGCAGCATTTGCTGCTAAAGAAATGCTCAAGCGCGGCATTCCATACTTAGTATTAGAGAAGTTCGGTCAGGCACGTCCTTTGGCCAGTAAGTCTTCAAAAGTACAAAAGTTCCGTCGCTATAACAGCTTGGCACTAGCCACTACTGCATTGACCGAGGGCGTCACGCCAACAGCAAAGCAGTTAGCTGCAACTGACGTTACAGCCACCTTACAACAGTATGGTGACTTAGTAACTATCAGTGATGTTGTTATTGACACTCACGAAGATCCCGTATTGCGCGAAGCTTCTGAAGTGTTAGGTGAGCAAGCTGCTCAATCAGTTGAGACGGTTCGTTTTAACGTATTGAAGGCCGGCACTAACGTACAGTACGCAAACGGTACTGCTCGTAACGCTGTAAACACTGAGATGACTTTGGCTGACCAGCGTAAAGCGACTCGTACCTTGAAGCGTCAGAATGCGCGTCAGATCACTTCCGTAGTACGAAGCACACCTTCTTACGGCACTGAGGCTGTTGCACCTTCTTATATCGGTTTGATTCACCCTGATATGGACGCGGTAATTCGCGGCTTTGCTGGGTTTGTACCAACTGAGAAGTACGGTTCAATTACTCCACACGAAGGCGAGATTGGCAAGGTAGAAGACGTTCGTTATATGTGTTCTACGATCTTTTCATCAATCGCCAACGGTGGCGCAACTAAGGGTGCAATGATCTCAACTGGCGGCTCAACTGCTGACGTATACACTACGTTGATTGTAGGCCGTGACGCTTACGGTATTGTTCCGCTGAAAGGTGGCGCAAGTCTAAGCCCAGCCGTTGTTAACCCCAAACCTTCCGATAGCGATCCATTGGCCCAACGTGGTCATGTTAGCTGGAAGTCTATGCAAACCGCAGTAATTCTAAACGATGCCTTCATGGTTCGTATTGAGTCTGCTGTAACTGACTAACCACTAGGTTAGTTTCCCCCCAAAGGGCGCCCTAATCGGCGCCCTTTTTTTATGGAGTAAACAAATGACTGAAGTAGATACCGTTGAGGTTACTAACGAAAAGCCAGCCGCTAAAAAGCGGAGCGCTAACAAACCCAGCCGTGTAAAAGTGATCTTCCACAATCAGGATGGTGATCTAGGTAAAGGTGATATTTTTGTATCTGTAAATGGCTATGCCTATCAGATCAAACGTAACGAACCAGTAGAACTGCCTCCCGAAGTGATCGAAGTGATCGACAACGCGGTCATCACACACATGGAGCGAGTAGACGGAGTTGATACAACCCGTGACTTGCAACGTTTTCCCTATTCATTGGCGGGTTAAACTTTGAATTATCTGGCACTTTGCGACAAACTGTTAAAAGAAACAGGACTTAGCGATCAAGGCGTAGCTTCTGTTATTGGCCAAACTGGTCTTAATAAGAAGTCTGTTGATTGGATTAACCGAGCCTGGACTGAAATACAGAATCTCTATGATTGGGATTTCTCTTGGACGACAGCATCTTTTAGCACAGTAAATGGCCAACAAAACTATGATCCAGTAGATAACTTGGCGCTATCGCCAGCGTTAGGTAAATGGATCACAAGTTCTGTACGCATCACGGACAGCAATGGGACTGGGTACTTAACCTTTGTTCCTTGGGCTACATGGCTGCGTACTACATTTTCAAGCGGGAAGCCTACCAGCTTCACGATTAGACCAGACAATCAAATATCGTTTAATACACTGCCTGACGCGGTGTATACGGTTAGCTTTGATTATTTTAGGACTCCACAACAGCTATCTACAAACACAGACGAGTTGTTGTTAGCAGAGCAGTATCACGACGCAGTTTTATATAAAGCCATACTTTATGTAGCGGCTGAGCAAGATGCTCCTGAGTTGTACCAAGACGCGCAAGCTCAGTTAAACATTAGGCTGTCCTCTATGGGCATAAGTTCTCTACCTACGATTACTTTAGCTGAAAGGCCGGTGGCTTAATAATGGCAGTTCAATCTCAAGCATGGCCTCTTATTGGCGGTCTTGATCTTGTCAGTCCTGCAATTCAGATAAGCGCAGGAAAAGCCATCTTAGCTCAGAACTATGAGTGTTCTTTAAACGGTGGATACCGTCGCGTAGATGGGTACAAGATATTTGATGGCCGCACAAGTGGAACATCTTTAGCAGTGCCAGGCAGTGGCCCTATTAGAGGGGTATGGGAGTACGGCGGCGCAGTATACGCCTTCCGAGATAACACTGGCGGTTCAGCAGGAGTGATGCACAAATCAACTTCAAGTGGTTGGGTTGTTGTTTCGACACCAACACTAGCGGCTGGGGGGCATTACGAGTTTGTAAACCACAACTTTGGAGGCCACTCTAGCACTCTAAATATGTACGGGTGCAATGGTGTAAATAAAGCGTTTCAGTTTAACGGCACAACACTAACATTACTAACTACTGGGATGACGACTGATACTCCGTCTCATATCAATGTGCATAAGAACCATTTGTTCTTGTCTTTTTCTGGCGGCTCAGTACAGCATAGCGGTACAGGAGATCCAACCAGTTGGACTCTAAATACTGGCGCTGGAGAGATTGGTATTGGTTCTGAAGTAACAGGGTTAAACAGTATGCAAGGTAACTCCTTGGCTATTACTGGCGTTAGCCAAGTCTCAGTTCT